AATTCTGCAAATGCAAATTGTACTAATGCGGGTTGTATATATGTTTCTACAAGTGTTTTATAATCACCCGCTAATGATCCACCTTGTATATCTGATTTTAGTTTAGCATCTAAATCAGTTCCAAGAACAGGTAGTATAAACATATCTTGTGCAAGTAGTATGTAGGGCATAATTATATTGTCATCTACTGAACCGCCTAATGCTGTGTCTTTTTTTATTCTTGTACTGCTAATGTATAATGTGTGTTGTATCGCCATAATTTAAATTTATTTTACGCCTGGATAATGTCCCTGATTTGGCATATTAACAGGTGCTGTTTGTGCCTTGTCTATTCCTCTTGGTCTTGGCATATAGCTTTTTGGAATACTATCTGCTTTATTATAATCGTCCATTTTTTTGTCAGATACTTTTAATAATGATTTAGACTTTAACCTATATAGAATAACTTTCCAAGCGTGTCTGCAATAAACACCACCCTTAAATTTAAATAAATCATAAGGTTTGCCCTTGTGTCCAAATCTTCTATTAACACCTTCTCTTGTTGCTTTGTCAATATCTTCAATTCTATAAACAAATCCTGCTCTTGCTAGTGTCATCATATTTTCACAAAAACGTCTGCTCTTGCCACCTTTTCTACTCTTTTTAATATACTTAAAACGTATTCTATAAAAAGTTTTATCTAAATAACTAAATTCGTCTTCTTTACTTTTTATTTCGTCCGCCATATTCTCTTTCTTATTCTCTGCAATTAAAGACCTAGCCCATTCTTCATAATCTTCTATTTCACCTTCGTCTTTTTCATCTACTATTTCCCAATCGTCATCTACTACTATTTCGCCATTTAGATTTTCTAAAACTTCGTCAAATTCATCATCTGATAATTCTTCTCTAAATTCGTGCTTTAAATTTTCTTCTTCTATATCTTCTTTTGATACGCCTTCTTTTTCTTGGTCATCTTCTGACTGTGTTTTAACAACATCTAAATCAATGAAATCAGCAGGTTTAAGCGTTTTAAAGTATAAATCTAAGTTTATATCATTTACGCTAAATATCTTGTCTAATCCTTTTAAAAGTATGTTTTGAAACGGTACTACGACTGTGTTGTTAAATAAACTGTAGGCATCTCTTAATTCATCAGCATTATTTCCTAAAGAATTACCGCCCTCTGTACGTATTCCAAATAGGAGTGGACTAACGCAACGATGACCTGCTAGGATTTGATTTACTGCTTGTTTACTCATTCCTTCCCAAGCTGACTGTGCGTCATTCATTTGGATAGGTTCTATAACAGGTGCTGTGTCTTTACCGTCACTAAAAGTTATAAGTATTTTACCTGCATTTCCACTACCTGCGAATTTTTGGTTAAGCTGTCTTTCTATAGTTCTTCTTTCTTCTTCTGTTGGCACGCCTTGATTAAAGGAGCAGTGCATCGAAGGTGTCATTCCTGATGTTATATTAGATAAGTGAAATTGTGCTATTTCTAATTCCATTTGTATCCAATCTGTAGCAGCTACATAATCAGGTGCAAAGCCATAAAACAAAGCTGGGTTTTTATCTCGGATCATTAGAATTTGACTTGCACTTGTTCTATCTTCTGTATTAAAAGCAGCATACGGTCTTGGTCTGTATTCAGATTTTCTTGCTTTAGACCAATCAGCAGAATAATAATAAGTATCTATTTCGCCGTCAACCATTTTACCACTTCTAATGTATTGTGCAGGTATATGTAAAATCTTTGCTATTTTGCTTCTATCTCTACTCCAAATAACATTTACATAACAACCACCGAATAGCTTTAAATCCATTGCTAAATCCTTTAGCACGTCATCACCTGAGTTATGCAGTAATTCTGTTAGTCGTAAATAGCTTTCTTTATTTGCTTCGCTTTCATCTGCATTGGTAGCAGCTAATCCTTCGCCATAAATCATAGCACCAATAGATTTTATCAATGCACCATTAATAGCACTACCTAAAAATAATTCTAATAAATAATTAGGATATAAATTATCTTCACCAAAAGAAACCCAATCTTGATTTGGTCTTTCAACTAAATGTGGAATGTTATAATGTGATAATTTTACTAAATTTAAATTCATAATTAATTAGTTATATATACGCTTTCTGTGTCAGCGTCATTAGTTGTGTATTCGGTGTAAGTTGTCGCCTCATTATTCGACTGTGCAGTTAAATTATAAAGACCTGTAAATACTAAATTGAAGTTTGGTACAAGTTCATCAGAAGGTAGTGCGTTATTTACATTTTCTCTTATGGTTATATCATAAAAGCCATACGGAAAATCACTATTACCAAGTGTAATAAATCCCGCATTAGCTACGGGTAATTGCGACCTTATACTATATTCCATTTTCACATACCTTTCTTTATTTGTAATATCCAACCCCCCTGCTCTTGGAAGAAAATTAACAAACTTGCCCGTTAATTGACTTGTTATTGTGATAATAGGGTCATATTGAATGTGGTCTTTATCTACATATTTATCATATATATTAACATAGATATAATTTAAATATGCAGTATTAGAATTATACTCCCCTTTAGTCGCCTGTATCATCTTTTTTCTTCTTTTTAGGTTTTTCTTCTATGAATAAAGCATTTCTAACGCTTTCATTAAGTCCTGCTATTTGCTTTTGTGTTAGTTCGTCTAAAGGTATATTTAAGCTATCAATACTTTTGCCTTCCCATTCTTTTTTAAGTTTCCAAGCCATAGTGTTTTATTATAAATATAAAAGTTTAGTTATTGTTTTTTAGTGTACAAAAAAAGGGGTAATAAAACCCCTCTTTTTTTTATATATTGAGCAACGATTAAGTTCCTACTGTAATAGTTAAATCAGCTTCATCTGTTAATCCATCAAACGGATATTTAGCAGTAGCAGCACCAGCACTTGCGGGTAGTTGAATTAAAGCATTCTTTTCTTCAGCACTCCATTCTATTGTGTACCCTGTCATATCAGCTTTAGCAGCACCCGTCACCACCGTTCCACCTGAAACGTGGCAGCCGTTATCAATACCTAACAAGAATACATTGTCGTTAGTATCTTGTACAAAAATCTGTGCTCTTGAGTATGCCATAAGTCTTAACTCATTAGTCATATCGTGATCTATCTTTTGTAGCGTCACGGATAAGGTTTGAGTAAAAAATGAAGTACCGTTAGCAGCATCAGAATTAATGTTTACTGTCATACTTGATAAATTAGGCACTAAATCATATTTAAAAACAGTAGTAGCACCACCTGCCTGACCTGACCAAGTAGCAAAACCTGCTGTAGTCATTTCAGTTGTATTTATGGTAGCAACAGCGTTGATGTTATTGTTGTATGTTTTACAAATATAAATAGCTTTAAGCCCACCAATTTGGTCTTTACAATCTATTGTTCGTCCTCTTGTAATATCACAAGCCATAATTATTTATTATTAAAAGTTAATAAAAGGGTGGTATATTTCAACCACCCATTTAAAGTATCTATTAAGTCCAAACAGATGTAGCAAATACACCGTCTGTTCCTACTGCTGTTTGTACACCCATTGCAAAGTTCATTACAACTCTTACGTTGTCAGAACCATCAAATTGATATGTAGGTATAACTCTTGCTTCAGTCCAATCAGTAGCTAAGTTAGTTCCTACTACAAGGTTTTCAGGATATGTAGCAATAATAGTATCATTGAACATACCAGGACAAACATAAATAGGGAAGCCCATATATGTTAATCCATTAAACTGACCTGCTGCACCTAATTGTTGAAATGTAGTAGCAGAAGCTAATTTTTGTGCATATAAAGCATATGTTTTCTGGTTCATATAAAAACCAAAACCTGGCTTAGATAAAATACCTTCTACAGAAGCAACAACCTTATCATATACCGCCGCTAAATCATCTAATATATCAGCAGTAGTAATAGCGCCATCTAAGTCAACTTCGTGAAAATCTTTACAAGCAGAAGCGTCTGCACCTGTTTCATCTAAAGAGCCATCATTAGACTGAAAGCCAACACCAAAAGGTGAAGAACCTTTCCAAATCATATTCTCAATATGAGCACCTGCTTTTGCAGCAATAGACGCTAATAAAAAGTCCTCAAATGTTCCTGGTAGATTTCCGTTTCTGTCCATATTTTCGCCAATCCAGGTCGGGAATACTGTTCCTCTACAAATTTCTTCGTTCACTTTCATATCAGTTAACGTAAGCACTTGCTCAGTTAATGACGTGTCATTTCCAGAAGAAAACGCACAAGCAGCAGCAACAACAGGGTCGCTAACACCTAGATTAGATATTACTGCTTTTGAATTTAAACCGTCTATTTGTCTTACATATCCTTTTGCTATCGTATCTGGTGATTTAACAGCAGCCGTCACATAAGGCAATGCTAATTTACCTGCATAGGTGTTATCAGTCACGGTTATATCAAACTGATAATCTTTACTTAAATTGTAGTTATTATTTGCCATTTTTAAAAATTATTTATTGTTTATGTAATATGCTGCTCTTTCTTTTGTTGACAGCTTCTTTAAATCAATAGTAGAATTAAAATGCGTTCCTTCAGGATTATATTTCAACCCCTCTGTAGCAGGTTCGCCACTTAACTCAACTATTTTGCCTTTAAGTTCTTCTATTTGTGTCATAAGTTCACCCATAACTTCAGAACTCATTTCTGTTTTATCTTCTTCTACTACTTCTTCTTCAGATAATTCTTCAGCAGATGCTTCTACTTTGTCAGCTTTTAAATCAGCTACAGCATCTTCTAAATTTTTAATTCTTTTTTCCATACCTTCCCAATCAGCAACATCAGCTTCTTCAGCTAATTCTGTTTCTTCTTCAGATAGTTCTGCTGACGCT